CGAAAAGACGATTCATTCGCTTAATTGGAGGTGGCGGAGGGTCAGCCTCTGTAGTAGCAACTGCTGGTGGGCAGATCGCCTGGGGGAGTGGAGGTGGGGTGGGTGGTCTGGCTGAGTTGGATAGTACTTATGATTGGAATGGCGCAACAGTCCATGTTGGCGTTGGGGGATCAGGCGGTGGAGTAGGTTTCAATGGTGGTGGGGGCTGGGGGTCATATATAAGTAAATCAGGTAATACTTATACAGCAACTGGAGGTGGTGGAGGTACTTCATCTTCAGCCACTTCGACTTTCCCCTTATCCTCTGCAGCAAACGCGCAAGGCGGTTCAGTAACAGCATCAGGTAATGTTCCTAACACGCATTTGATGATTAATAGTACCAGAACGCAAGAGGGTGCTGGGTTAGCTGCTACTGCTGTTGGATTTGTTTATATCCCATCTGGGGCCAGTCATTTCTCTCCAGCGCCGGGGCGCTGGTACACAACCGTTACCACAGCAACAACTGTTCAGGGGTCAATTCATCCTTGGTTCACTTTCGGAGAGGGTGCGCCTTGGCTAGTATCTGGCCCGAGTCAGATAGCAACTTCAGGCGTTGATGGGCGAGCTGGTTCAGTCCAAATCTATGAATATGCATAAGGAATAATATGTTACCAATTTTACCACCCGCCCCAACAAGGCAAGATCCTACTAACTTTTCTAACCTAGCAGATGCCTGGGTAGATGCTCTTGGTCCTTGGACAACAGCAGCTAACGCCCTAGAAGGTTCTCTGCAATATACAAACATCACTGGTACAAGTACTAATTCTAAAGCTATTGCTATTGGAAGCTGGACCCTAACAACTCAACTCTCTAAAGCTTGGATTGTAGGTGGTTTCATTTACATGGTTGTAGCTAGTGATGTATCTAAGTATATGCTTGGGCAGATTACAGCTTATGATCCTCTAACTGGAGCAATGACTGTAAACGTAACTACTGTTCAGGGTTCTGGTACATTCAACTCATGGTTACTTGGTTTAAGTATCCCTCTTGCTGCTATTTCAAACCTTGCTGGTGGAGTAGCAGGAAGTATTCCTTACCAGAGTGCTCCTAATACAACAGCTTTCAAGACTCCTGCTGAGGTTGTTTCTGTTGCTACCTTTATTGGCGGATCGACTAATGCTATTACTGCTACGTTTGCCCCACCTTTATCTGCTTTGACAAATGGAGCGATTGTTCATGTAAGAGCTATAAATGCTACTACTTCAACTATCCCAACATTTGCCCCTGACGGATTGGCTGCTAAGAATATTAAAAATGTAGGAAATAGAGATTTATATCCTGGGGATATTGCAGGAACTAATCACTTAATTAAGCTGCAATTTGATTCAGCACTTGATGCTTGGGTATTATTAAATCCAGCTAAATTTGGAGTAAGTTCAAGCAATATCCTGCAGGTTAGAGCTACAGTTGGTTCAAACAATCTAAACTGTTTTATTGAATCAACATCTCTAGACTTTAGATCAGTTACTCTAACTGCAGGGGCTGGGGAAGTTTCAGTATACATACCCTCATCACTTACCATGACTGTGCCAAACACAGCCACTCTAGGAACCACAAACGGTGTTTCAGCTAGGTTAATCCTTCTTGTAGCTTATAATTTAGGAACCCCTGTTCTGTGTATTACAAACTTAGCTGGTGGATTACAACTAGATGAAACTAATCTGATTTCACCTACTACTATCTCTACAGCTTCAGATTCAGCTAACGTGATTTATTCAGCTAGTGCTGTATCAGCTAACTCTCCTTATCGAGTAGTTGGATTTGTAGATATTCAGCAATCTACTGCTGGTGTTTGGGCTACTGCTCCTACTCTAGTTCAAGGTGCAGGCGGACAAGCCTTAGCTTCCCTAAGCTCCCTTGGGTATGGTCAGACTTGGCAGAACGTTACAGGAAGTAGAGCACTTGGTACTACTTACTACAATACAACTGGTAAGCCGATTATGGTGCATGTAAATCTAACATCTACGTCTACAACTCAATCTCGATTGTTTATTGGAAGTGAAATACTATACGGCGATGCAGTAGGAGCAGGTTTTGGTATGTCCGTAATTGGAATAGTCCCTCCAGGAGCAGGGTACGCAGTTAGCCCTGCTGCAGGCACAGGTTCATTATCCATCTGGTCAGAACTACGTTAAAAGGAAATACATGCCTTATTTTAAAGATACAGAAAACAAGTTGCACTTTCTTGAGTCTCTAGAGTACTCTTACTTTCTACCGCAAGGTAGTGTAGAAATCTCAGAAGCAGAAGCTCAAGAGATTAGACAACTAGCGAATACTCTAACTCCAGAAGAACAACAAGCTGCTTTAATTAAATCCTATGATTCTAGCCTTACCTTATACTTTGATAGCAAAGCTAAGGAAAAGAACTACGATAATAGGATTAGCTGCAGTGTAAGAGCAGGTTATCCAGGGCCATTCCAAGCTGAAGGTTTAGCCTTTGCTACTTGGATGGATACCTGTAATGCTATCTGCTATCAAATCCTGTCAGATGTTCAAGCTGGATTAAGACCTATCCCAACCTTTGAAGAAGTAACCTTAGAGTTTCCTACCTTAATTTGGTAATAAATAGCAGTAAAGAAGAATTATAAAATGCAAGATAATCATAGCAATATTCATCTACAGATTGTAGCAGAACGCCTAACTTCACTGCATGCAGATATGACTGACATGAAAGACACCGTAAAGGAAAGCATGAAAGATGTATCCCAAGCTCTGACCAAGCTAGTTCAATTAGAAGAAAGAGATGCTAACAGAAATGCTAGTACAGAAAGGATCTTTAAGCAAACTGAAAAGTATCAAGATCAAGTAGACAAACTAACCCAGCGAGTAGTAGACCTTGAGATTCAGGCTCCTGCCAATAAGCAAACATTCAATTGGGTTAGTTCTGTGTTATATGGTTTAGCTGGCCTTGCAGCTATGTTTGTAGCCAAACAAGTTGGCTTGATTTAAAGGAAAGATTATGCTTCCAATTATAGCAAGTATCGTGTCTAGCTTAATTGCTAACAAACTTCCAGGCGTAGCAAACGCTGTCATTGATAAAGGTCTTACTTATGTTTCGGATAAACTGGGTGTAGAACTTAAACCCAACATGACACCTGAAGAAATTCAGAAGGTAGCTGAAGCAGCCATGAAACATGAAGAGTTTATGGTAGAGCAAGAATACAAAGATATCGCTGATGCAAGAGACATGCAAAAGGAAGCTTACAAGCAAGAAGATGTATGGACTAAGAGATTCCTCCCTGGTCTTACTATTCTTCTTATTGTCTTGGCTTCCTTCTTTATTTACTTTGTAACCTTTGGAGCTATTCCTCCTGAGAATATGAATTTCGTAGGAGGTTTCGTAGAGTTCATCAAAGTAGTATTTGCTACTGTAGTTGGTTTCTGGTATGGATCTAGTAATGGATCTGTAAGGAAGACTAATATGCTGGTGAAGGAGATGCCTAAATGATTTTAGATGAACTTACTCTTGAGCAGTTTCAAGCTTGTACAGGTGCTAACAAACCTAATGCAGAGAAGTTCTTCCTGTATCTAAAAGATACTCTAAAAGCTTTTGAGATTAATACCACCCTTCGACTTGCTGCTTTCTTCTCTCAAGTAGGGCATGAGTCAGGAGGTCTAGCTCAACTGGAAGAGAACTTGAACTATAGTGCAGAAGGGCTAGCTAACACATGGCCTAACAGGTATGCTAAAAAGCTTCAGAACGGCTCATACGCGAAGAATCCTGTAGGACGCTACCTACCCTCTAGCCTTGCTCTGGAAATCGCTAGGAAGCCTGTTTTAATCGCAAGTAGCGTTTACTCGAATCGCATGGGTAATGGATCTGTTGAGTCTAAGGATGGATGGAAATACAGAGGAAGGGGCGCTCTTCAAAACACAGGAAAAGCTAACTACGCTGACTTGACTCTAAATACAGGTATTGATTTTGTAGGTAACCCTGATTTACTTAAGGAACCTTTCTATGCTTTGATTGCTGCCTGTGTCTTCTGGAGGAATAATAAACTGAATGATTTAGCTGATAAGCAGGATATTATTACCCTAACTAAGCGGATCAATGGTGGTACTAACGGAATTGAGCACCGTAAAGAACTATACAAGAAAGCTATTGAAGCTTTAACAAAGTGAATCCAGCAAACAACAAAGCCTCCTAAGGAATTATCCCTAGGAGGCTTTTCTACGTCTGTAGTTTATCAGGCCATCTTTTGAAAGCCTGAAATGAATAAGTACCAGGACCAGTGCAAGTTGACACAGAGTTTCAGGTATTCATCATATAGATATTCAGTAGCTTTATCAAGTACTTTCATTTAGTTTCCTTTCAGGAAGGTTTCTAGAGTTGGAATACTCTGCATACCTACTAACCTTCGAAGTTCGTTACCTTCAGAGTCTAGTAGGATTAGAGTAGGGATTCCTCTTACGTTGTGTTGTTGAGAGAAAGAGGGTTCTTTGTCGATATCTACTTCCTGGAAAGAAAGACCTGAAAGGTCTAGCTTTGTCAGGTTGGAGGATAGAGACTTGCAGCCTGAGCACCAAATCGCGGAGAATTTAATTAATTGCATAGTTTCCTTTCATAGCTGCACTATTGTGACTTTTATTGACAGGCTTCACAATCACCCTTAGATGCTTGTACACCAGCCTGAGTATAAATGTAATACAAAGCTAAGATATTGGGATCTTCAAAAGCTTCTTTGTGTACTTCAGCAATCCAGCTTGGATCTTCATCTGCCCCGAAGAATAGATTTAAAGACTGCCATTGGTCAATGAATTGACTTCTAGCAGAAGCTAACCGCAGTACTGCTTTCTGGTTAATTTCAAAAGCTGTCTTAAAGACTTCTTTCTCTTCAGGGGTTAACCAATCTACATGCTGAACTGATCCTTGCTTTTCTGTAATCTGCTTTACATTCTTAGTTGAGTATACACCTTTCTTTTTCATCAAGTCAAGTAGAACAGGATTGAGTCTATCAACTTCTCCTGCAGCCGTCATTTGAGTAAAGGACATGGCTGGGTCAGGGTTAATACCTTCAGAGACACCACCCATCAGCAAAGCAGTAGACTTAGTTGGGGCGATAGCAATCAAGTGAGTATTCCGTACACCATATCCTTTACACCACTCAGGTTCACCCATTAACTTAGCCAGATCCTTCGTTGCGCCTTGAGCTTGTTCCCAAATCTTAGCAGAGATTTCTTGACTTAGCAAGTGCGAATCAAAGCTCTCAAAAGAAAGTCCTTCTTGCATAAAGAAAGTATGAATACCACACAATCCTAAACCTAGTGCCCTACCTTTCTTTGTAAACCTTACTGCTTTTTCTAACCCAGGTAATCCTTCAGCTTTCTGGATAAATTCTGAAGCTACGCAGTCCAGGAAGATAGTAGCCCAATATACAGCGTCTGTATCTTTCCATTCTCTGTACTTTGCTGCATTCATACTAGATAAGACACAAGTATAAGTATGATCAGCATCGTTGTGTAGAATAATTTCAGAACACTGCCCTGTGAGAATTCCATTGAATACACCCATACCTCGTTTCTTTTCAGTAAAACAATAGGTATCATCAATACGTCCTTCATCTAAAACATCCACTACTTTTACAAATTGAGAGCATTCCCTGTTAGGTTGATGATTAGTCAGAATAAGCCTTTTTGGGTTAAACCCCATCTGTTGTAAGGTGACAATCCCAGTTTGCCCGAACATAATCCGATACCCTGCCTGACAAAAGTAGTCCTTTGAAAGACCACTACCGTCATTGGCTGGCAGTTTTCTTGTCCCCTCTTCAACACACTTGATTACCTTACTGGAGACACCTATTGTCTGTAGCATCATCTGGACTTCAAGTAAAAAATTCTTATTGATGCTCATCGCTTGGATACTTTGGGTATTTCCATTCCGACAAACAGTGCCATCTCCATCTAAGAAACCTTCCAACCATTTAATTTTCGATTCAATTGTAAAATCGCCATTAGGTACGAAGAACTTATCCCTCAATAAGGTTGTTGTGCCTGACTCTCGATTCTGATCTTCCTGAACAGAAAAATTCCTGAAGATGCTAAGATCAAAGTGCTCTTTTAACTTTCTTTTTTCATGATAGAAGTAGACCTTCTGACCGTATTTTTCAATACAACCATCTGCAGTATAAAATCCATTTTCGTAAGCATATTCAAGGGTCTGGGTTCCTTGGATGATTGGGAAATTACATTTGACTAATTTATCTCCAGGTTTTAACTCATGAGTGCGCTTCTCAACAACCCACCTGTTGCCACTATTTGGGTTGCGCATTGCAACGTAAAATTTGTGATAAGGAGTACATTCAAGTTCAAAACCTGAGTTAGTAACTACTCTAAGTAGTTTCTGGTTTTCACCTGTTTTCTCAATAATTGCTCTTGAAAATTCTCTGCCATTCCACACATTAACTTCTTCACCCTCAAGCTCAGCAATTTGCTGGTATCCTTCATCTGTCAAGATTAGAGTTTCTGGGGCAACACAAAGTTGCGAGTTATTAATCTTCAACCCTTTATCTACATACATCTGAGGACGTTTAGCATTTGCCTTATCTACAAAGAAGAAGTACCCTTTACCAGTAACTAACTTAACCTTCATTGCTCGCTGGAAACGAGTAAGAGCTTCCTGGTCTTTATTATTCAGTTTGTCAATAAAACTTTGCTTGATTGTCCACCCTACATTTAGATCATCTGGTTCAGCTAGGATATAGCTAACTAGTTCGTTGAAGTCTCCATGTTCAATATCTAGATAACACGCCCAGGCCCCTCTACGTGCTGTCCCTTGTGCTACGTTACGCATAGCGTTGACATGCTCCTTGATTACAGGGAGAACACCTGAAGCCTTCCCACCTACAGAAATTGGACTACCTCTAGGTCGGATATTACTAAAGTCAGTAGCAGTACCAAAGCCATTCTTAGTTAACATAGCAACTTCATGCAAGTTAGAATAGAACCCATCAATACTGTCCTCCATGATTGTACCTGAGCAGCTAACTGGCATGCCTCGGTTAGTTCCCATATTAGCCAGAACAGGAGTACTAGGTGATAACCAACCCTTCCAGAATAGTTCAAAGAACTTTTCTTCAGCTTGAGGAAGCATCGGGACATGCTTTGCTGCAGTCTTGGCAATTCGTTCAAACTGCCCCCGTACCGATCTGCCTTCTGTTTGGTATTCGTACTTGTCCTTGAATAGCTGGAAACCTCCCGTGGTGTACCATTCAGGGACCAAACCTTGAGACTGAAGCTTTTTCCGTTCTTCGGATAGTTTGTTATAAATATTATCTGTCATTTTCCGTGCCTTTCTGTATATGTTTCTTTATTCGGTAGGACCATTTCTCGAAGAAGCTCTCCAAAATCAAGAGCGTCTTCCTTTTAGAATTAACCCTGACGCAGATTCTTCGGGATACTCCAGATGGTTGAAATTTTCTAGACTATAGTCAATTACCATTTAAAGTCTTCCTCGGACCAGTTTCGGTTATACTCTCGGCCCACTGCGCTGAAGAAATCATTAAATTGGTAGTCATTGATTCCCTTATAGAACCATTCCGCAATTACATTGTACTTCACATCAAACATTTTAGGGAAGCCTAGTTGCTTAAGGCACTCATTAATCCTAGATTCAACAAAATGCAGAATCTGAGTTTCAGTAATACCTTCAATCTTTCCTTTTGCAAAGGTTAGCTTGATGATTTCTTTTTCATGCTCATAGAGAGTATTAGCTAGGTCAAGGATTTTAGTATGCAAGTCAGACTTCTGTTCAGCAGTTAAGTTAGATTGTTTTAGTTTATGTTTGAAGCTCCAAGCCCCAGCCAAAGAGTGCAGATTCTCGTCTCTGACAGAGAAGTTAATACCTCTTACAATATTCAGCAGTTTGTTCTTACCTTGGGATTGGTGATGCTTAATATAAGCAAAAGCTGAATACAAAATAACACCCTCAACCATACTAAAACCAGCCAGGGACACTAGATCATCTTCGTGGTTAATGATTGAGTTTACATGCTCAATTCGTTCCTTTAGACAGTCAGTATCTAAGTAAGACAGGTAGAATTCAGGAGTATCAATATTGAGTAGTTGATTTAACTTAGCATAGAAGGGCTGATGAACAGCAAGTTCAAACATACCAAATACTGAAGCCATTCTATGAAACTCTGCTCCATCAAACATCTTGCGATATCGAGTTAACCAGTACTCATCTCCAGCATGAGTTTCATACAAGCTAAATAACTTTAGCGTAGTAATGACAGCATGTTTTTCAGCTTCAGTAAAATTAACTAGAACATCTTGAATATCCTTTTCTACTTTAATTTCATCAGGAAGCCAGAAGATACTAAGCTGTTGGTTAGCAAATTCAGTTGGTTCCTTATATTCTTCAATTGGTAGTAAATGCTTAGGTAGCATATAATTATTATCCTTTTGTTTACACTTCATTAATTGATTCATTCTCTCCCTGAACCAGACCCTTCATTCTATAAAGGTCGATCAACAGCTTCGATTTCTTGGCTTTATCAATAGCTTCACGAGAAGCATACCCAGAGTTAACCCAATCTTTACTTGTTGATTCATTACCTACGACTCTGTCACAAGTTACTACTTCATTAAATCTATTCCTGTGCTGGATGTTAACCTGCCAGTCATAAGGTACTGAAATATCCATACCTAGTTCTTTTAAAATACTATGAAATTCAGTAAGGTTATTCTTAGCCCAAGTAGGAGTTACCTTTGGGGCTACCTTCTGAATCTCTGAAAAGCTGATGTAACTTAGTGCAATAATATTTAGCATATTCGTCTCCTTTCAGGAGTATGCTATAAAGGAGGGTACGAAAGAGTTCTCGATTATAGCATATGTTTTGTTGTTTTAGTAGTTAAATCTTGAACACTTTACTGACAGCTAGAGCAATAGCCTGAGCGAGTTCACGATGCTCCTTCTGAGTCTCAACACCTGTCCGAAGTTCGATGTAGTGTACAAAGCTTCGGATTGTCCCTTGAACATATAATCTAGACTTCATATTCCCTTCAGGGAGAACTGAACGAGCTTGTTCTTTTGCAAGTCCATTCTCAATAGCCCAAGCATAAGCTTCTGTAGCTGCATCAATAACCTTCTGCTGCATAATATCCCACTTAGTTTGTAAATAAGGGTCATCTACTTCAATGCTATTTTGTCGGTTCTTTGTATCTTGTAAACGAGCTTCGCGGAGAACGAAACCTAGATCGGTAGTTGGATCAGCGTACCTCTGACTAAATTCTTGAAATGTAAAACTTCGATGTCGCAGGAACTGTCTAGCAATGTCTCGTGTAGTTTCTACTTCAATTGTAATACTTGCCATTTCAAGTGGAGAGTAGTGTTTATGTTTAATCAAGTAAGCGATTAGTTTATCTGCTGTTGCTGAGTTATATTGATTACTTGGATTTGAAACTCTAGCGCAATATGCTACTAACTCTTTGATATCAGAAAAGCTTTCCTTGAACTCTTCTGATGGTTGTGTGTATCCTACTAATTTTGCTGTATTCATTTACCGTGCCTTTCTGTCATTTGTTTATTACTACTTTCATACATTTTCCTGGCTGCGATTGCCTTGCTTAGAGCGGTATTTCCGTGTTGCTTAATATAGAATAGTTCAAGTTTAGGTACTCCATTGTATTCTGTATAAGCAGAGTAGTATTGATCCCTCTTGTGGAAGGATACACCTGTCACACCTGTTTGATTATTACGCTGTTTCTTCTTATTAAGAGAATTCACAGACTGAGTGACAAGCCTTAAGTTGTCAATGCTATTATTCAGCCCATTTCCATCTCTATGATCAACAACCAAAGTGTCGTCAGTAAGCTTTTTGAAGAGATAAAGAACTACCCGTGAAATCTGCCAGTAGGCTTTATTGTAAAACACAACCCACTTATCTTTTGAGGATTTAGTCCCAACTGGGACTCCGTCTAATCTTGAAAGGAAGCTATAAGATAGAGGATCATATTTGAAATTTAACTCCCAGGGTATCTTAGAATACTCTCGTAAATTCTTCAATTGTTACTCCTTAATCTTCCACTCTTTAGTTGTTGTAACTACTTCTACTTGATACACCTCATATGCTTCGTCTTCATCATGCTGAGATTCACCTGAACCATAATGACTAGTGTATTGCATCCAATCAAGAGCAAAGAATTTACCAGTAGAGATTTGTTTACAGATTGTAGTTGCTGGAGCTAAGTCCTTATATCCTGCCTCATAATCAACTACTGTTTCAACTTCTTCAAAGTCTTCCATGTCTCCATAAATAAAGGCTTGTGGATCTTCGATTTTAATTTTCATATTATTCCTTTACTTCATTAGGTTAGGTATGCTCAATAATTCTCTTCAATTAATTTCTCCAAATACCACTTAGCTTTCTTCAAGTCCTCAATCCCATTCTTCTGATCAAACCGAAGAACGTATTGCAGAAACTGAATGTAATCAGAAATAAAGAAAGCTGAGTATTTCTCTTGCATTCGTGTAGCTAAAGCCTTACAAACATCGCGAACTTCGACACCCTCTACTAACATGTAGTGTTTTGGCTTGTTGATCACATCAAATTGCTCTGGTTCTTGAATAGGAACATTAGGAGGAATCTTAGGAGCTAAGATACTATCCCCTGGAAGAGGCCAAGGAGTACCACCTGGATAGTAAACCTTCCCTGGACTACTACCATCTGAATGGTGTGCCCTTACTTCATACTTAGGAACTTCTTCCATACTACCTCCTTAGTGCCGAACAGGAATCAAGTCAGCTAGACTTACAGGAACAAAACCCTTTGGTTTCTTGACCTTGTTTGTAAGAGCATCACGAATAACGTATACACCATGATCTTCTGCCTTCTCGTAATAAGTAGCAACACCCTTTTCTTTATACATCTGAACTGTATCGTATGCGACTTGCTCGTCTACAGGGTACTTGGTCAGGTTATTAGCTGCTACTCGATTACAGGCTTCGGCTACGTCAATGTCATACGTGTTAGCTAGCTTCTGCAGGTATCCAAATGCAGTAACCAGAACATCTACAACACTATCTAATTGTTCTTCT